GCGTTAAGAATCTGTAAGGACTTTTCTCTGGAACAACACAATCAGTTCGCGGCTTGTGTTCTACACCGACTTGCACACGTTATGTGCACGCAGGATAGCGTAAAACCCGCCCTACATTGGGTTGTAAAATAAATAATCATGAGTACAAACGATTGGTTTTCGCGGTTTTCTTTAGCGTTTGCAGGCGCTGAAGTGTTAACCCATAATAACATACGCCTCGGGCTAAGCACAAGCCCGACGGACGCACCCAAACTGCGGAGGCAAGAGGAGCTTGTCTCGGGCACTGGTTTGCCCAGGTTACGACAACGTGCGAAGTTGACTCATGCGTTATGTGAGTCTTTGGCGATCAAGAGGGGAATTCTTGGCGCCTTCCTTAGTGGGCGGTGGAAACCTGACCTCCCTACTACTGAAGGACCAACAGTTGCCGCTTGGTTTTCAGCTTTACTCGTTGGCGGAGCAAGGATCGTTGGTGGCGGTCTGTGTGCATCTGGAGATGATGAGAAGAGGCGACAGCCATTTGTAAGATTGCTTCTCAATGACACTGTGGTGACAGTGTTGCCTGGGCTCCTCGCCAGGCTCTCCAATTACTCGGTTTTTAGGACAAGGTCGCCTGCCTTGCTTAGCGCCCTCCGCACTCGTGCGGTTGAATGGTGCAAAGCTGAAGGCGTGCCTGATGTTGACTCCTGTCTCTGCATTGCTGGAACGGTGGCCCTGGCTTATGTCAGGTCTGCCCCAGAGGAGGCTGGTGTCGATGTCATGTCCACTGTCGCTGCCGAGAGTGCCCGCGGGAAAGACGGATTGGTACACCGTCTAAACTATGCTATAAACCCGTGGCGCATAACCACCAGTGGTACCAAGTCTTGCAAGCTTGAGTAGGACAGCACGGTCAAACTTCGAGGTGTTTGTTGGGGCGTTGAATCTTCACCGATACGTCCCGACGCCACGCTGGAGCTTAAGGGAGACTGTTGCTGCACCGCTGATCTTTGTAAGCGACGCATGATGAGCGCATGGTTAACGGGAGTACCGGGCACGTGGGTGCCGGTATGCCATGCGACCTGCACCTGCAACGAGATCGCGGCCCTGATTACGCGGTCTCTGAGATGCACTCCCGAACCGTTAGCCGAGGGGCAACGCAGGCTGAGGGCCAGTTTTAGCTGGCTTCGCTCAGTCGCGTCTCGCCTAGGGGTTCAACCAGCATCTCACCGTGATATAGTTCTTGGTTATAAAGGGAGAATGAGAACTAGGTATGAGGAAGCCGAGGTATCTTTGCGTGTCGATGGTCCTACAAACCAGTCGGATGCGCGCCTTGGCGCCTTCCTGAAGGCGGAGAAGTTTAATGGCTTAGCTAAGATTGCCAAACCTCGTATGATTTTCCCAAGGTCGTACAGGTATAATCTTGAGCTTGCCACCCGTCTTAAACCGTTTGAACATGCGCTCTGGCCTAGGCTAAGGGCGCCCAAACGTTGGAAGGTCCCGCCAACACGGGTTGTGGGGAAGGGCTTGGGACCACGTGCTAGGGCAGAGCTCGTGGTCAAGAAATTCGAGGGGATCGGAGCAGGTTGCGTCTGCTTCGAGGTAGATGCTTCTTCGTGGGAAGCACACCAGGACAAGTGGCAGCTTATACAGGAACATAGGATATACCAATCCGCTTTTCCTGGGGACAGCGGCTTACAGTCCTTGCTGGCAAGGCAACTGTTTAACAGGGGTGTGACTTCGGGTGGAGTTAAATTTTCTAGGGTTGGCGGCAGAGCTAGCGGGGACTTGAATACTGGCATGGGAAACACCTTACTAATGCTAGCAATTTCTGATTCGGTCCTCAAAGCCACTGGGGTGTCCAGATACGATTTACTCGTTGATGGGGATAACGCCCTGGTGTTCTTACCTGGTTCTGAGGCGACCGTCGTCCTAGACAATTTCCACCGGCTTGCGCTGGAATTTTCAGGCCATGAAATGGTTCTGGAGAGACCAGTGACGACAATCGAAGAGGTGAGGTTCGGTCAGTCTGCGCCTGTGTGTGTCGATGGTGAATGGACGATGGTCCGTGACTACCGCAAGGTTTTGTCACAGGGCTGTTCGTCTCATGTCCACCTTAGGCACCGTAGGTTTGCTTTGTCCTTCTTGAGGGGTGTATCGTTGTGCGAACTTAGTCTCGCACGCGGTATGCCAATACTTCAACGTTGGGCTGAGCTATTGAGGCAGGCCACCGAAGGTTCACCAGCTGCATCCTCCGATTTCTACAGGGATTACCTAGAAATAGGCGCCACCCTGTCCGAGTCCGTGGGTAGTGATGAGGTGAAGATGAGCACTAGAGAGTCGTTTTCCAGGGCTTTCGGCTTGTCGCCTGATGACCAGTTGTTGGTCGAGCGTTCCTTGACTTGCGAGTTAAGGTTGTCCGATGGAAAGGACGAGGACGCGCCAACATTGAAGAACTGGTTTTCGGCGAGCCCAGGTTTGGTGGAACCTTGGCTCGACCACATCGCTCTGGGTGGTTAGCGCCCCGTGGGTGAAGGGCATATATTCACCACTGCTTGGGCTACTGACAGTTGTTAAGAGGCACGCCGCCAACTACATGGTTGTATTAGAGGCACCGCCACACGAGTCAGGATGTCCCCCCGTGCTACGGCACACTCGAAGGCTCCTCTTTGCCTTGAAAGAGATCAGGTAGGGTTCGCATTTAATGCTGACTGCCCGCACACCAGTTATTTGGGAAGCGCGAAATCGCCTACCAAGACACCAACTAGAACCCGGGGCGATTAAGTTCTGCGTACAGAGTGCATTGCTGAAGTAAACCATATTAATGGAGCCTGTGATGCTGCACACGTAACGCTGGGTTAGCGGGACTGGTGTCCTGTTTGCTGGTCGATGGTAGGAGGCCTGGCCAGGCTTGGAGTAGGGGTAGATGGAGTGATTGCTGCGTAGAATCTGGGCGGTAGTTACGGGGGAAAGAGCACGTGAATTTTGGCTGTGAACCATTGGGGTGCGCCATCACCGGGTCAGGACGGTTGTGCACCTGACAAAGAACTCCGGGACGTGGTGGAAACGGATAGTTCAATCGCGCAAGCGGCTACCACAGGTTAGGTTCACCTTACAAGAACTGGGCTGGCATCCCTAACTGCAAGCC